AGGCCGAAGCCGCAAACGTGGCGTTGCAGGTCAGTTCGGCAAGCAGGGTGGTTGCCGTTCCGCCGGTTGCCGGACGGCTGCCGTCGTAGATGCGCAGCAGGCAGGAGCCGCCGGCAAACGTGGTGATGGCGTCCAGCCGTGCGTTACGCAGGTTGGTTGAGTAGGCAAGAGCCATTGCTTAATCCTCGACGGTTTCCGCCACAACGCCCTGATAGACGCCGCCGGACGGGGTTTGAATCACGACTTCCTTGCGCTTGGGCGCGGCGAGTACGGCGAGCGTCTGCGTGATGGCCTGCATGCCTTCCATCATTGCCGCGAGCTGCGCCATGACAGCCTCGTTTTCCTTTGGCTCGCCCGGCTCTTCGCCTTCCGCCGTCTGCGGCATCGCGGCCTGCATCTGCTGCGCCTCGATCTGCGCGGCTTGAATCAGTTGCTCGCGCTCTTTCAGGTCAAGCTCGCGGTTCTTGATCTGGAATTCGGCCTGCTTCAGCTCGGCGGATTGCTGCATCTCGACGCCCTTGATTTGCACGTCCATCGCCTTGTTCTGCAGTTGCGCCTTCAGCGCCTCGTTTTCCTGCATCGCCTGTTGGTTCTGCGCCTGCATCTGTTGCAGCGCCTGCATAAGCTGCTGCATCTGCATCTGCGCCTGCTGCTGCACCATCTGCACGGCCTGCTGGACGCGCTGATCGTCGCCCTCGGATTCGCTGGCCTGCAGGATCTGCGGCGGCACGGCAGCCTTGAGGCGCTTCGCCAGGTCGTCCGCCATCGGCCAGTCCATGGCCTTGACCATCAAGTCGCCGGCAATCTGCATCAGCGGTGCGTTGCCGCGCATCATTTCCATCATGGAGGCGGCAGCCTCTTGGCGCTTGCTGTTGTAGCTCGGGCCAACGGCAACGGTTACGCCGTACTTGCCGACGTTCGGGTTGAAGACGCGCGTGATGTTGCCGGCGTCGTCCGGCACCTTGGCGATCGCGGCCGGAAGTTGCGGGTTGAGCACGGCCTGTTGCTGCGTGTCGTCCTCGCCGATGATCTGCATCACGCGGCGCGTGTCATAGACCTTGGGTATCCACGAGACGATGATGTTGCCGGCGTGACGCACAGACCGTGACAGGTTGTCCACAAAGTGGAACGTCGCGGTGTCGCCTTCCTGCTGCTCGGCGAGCAGGGCGCGGCCGGACTTCTGCACGTCGTTCTTGCCGATCGACGCCGAGTACATGCCGAGCGCGGCTTGAATGTCGTGCTCGGCAATCTGCATGTCGGTGAGCCAGCCCGTCGGCGGCGTGACGGGCGACTGACGCTGCGGAGGCGGGGCGCCGTCCACGTTGCGGTAGCGCAGCCGCGAGTAGTTGCGGACGTTGGCGTCCTCCCACTCGGGGAATTCTTCGGTTTGATCGACCTCGACGATGTACGGCGATTTCGGCGCCAGCGCAACAGTCTCGATGTACGCAGTGCGCGCGTAGTTGTAGGCGCGCTGCGGGTCCATGACCTTGTCCACGATGCCGGACAGGATGCGCTTGCCGTCGACGTAGTCTTCGTTGCCAATGACCGGGATGACGGGGATGTAGTCGCCGGGGATGACGGTCTGGTCGAGCACTTCGGCGCAGGTCATCTTGGCCCATTCGACCGTGCGGCGCTTGCGGGTGCGCGTGCCCATCGGCTGCGGGCGCCCGTCAACGCCTTCCCACAGTTTCCAGTATTCGTCTTCGGTCAGCGCGGTGCCGTCGTCGAAGTAGAGTTCGTTCTTTTTGGCCTCGATGACGCGGTAATACTCGGCGATGCGTACGAATTCCTGCGTCACCCAATGCTGCGACCCCCTGTGATCGCGTTCCCACGAGACCAGATCGGCTTTCGGGTAGCGCGCCTCGAATTTCTTGCGCGGCATCTCGTCCGTGACGAACAGCCGCATGATGTCGCTGCCGTCCGGCTCCTGCCATCCGACCTCCGGGTAGACGCTGAACACGTTGGGAATCCGGGCAACGCGGATGTCCTGCTCGTTGCGTTCCTCGTCGATGACTTCGGTCAGCAGGCGAAACCATCCGATACCGGCCGTTACCGCCGACTCCAGCGCCCAGTCGTAGGCGATGTCGGCGCGCGAACTGCGCTCGATGTAGCGCACCACGTCAGACAGGATTTCGGCAACCTCGCCGTCCGCGCTCTCGCCGGCCGGGATGACCTTGATGCTCGGCTTGTTCTGGCGTCATTGACGATCTGCTTGCGGTACTGCCCGACCTTGTCAAAGGTCAGGCAGGGACGGGCGCCGAACGGATCGGCTTCGCGGGCGCGGCGGATTGCTTCGTCCCATTGCGCGCCGGCCGCGAACTCCTGTGCGCGCTTGTAACGCTCGCGGTCTGCGGACTCCGCGTCAACGATGTCCGCGAAAACGTCGCGGGCTTCGTCGAGCAGCTTGTCGTCTGCAGATGCCATTACGCCATCCAGCCTGTTGCGCCGAGGGGGCGGGCGTGCACGACCTTGGCTTCCTTCGGCGCTTTCCCCGCGCGGCGCGCGCCCTCGCACGCATAGCGCAGCGCGTCTATGCAGTGATTGTTCTTGTCCTCAAGCACGGGGATTACCTCATCGGTTAGCGGGTCGCGTTTGTAGCTGTAGGTCGTCAGCTCGTCGATGACGTGCTGGCAGCGCGGATGCACGACAATGTCGAAGGCACGCAGGAACTCGATGCCTTCCTCGAGGCTCCGCGCACCCTTGATCGCTGCATTGATCTTCGGGTAGCCGTTGCGCCGCATGTAGCTGATCGTCTCCGGCCGGCTGCTGTCGGCCGTGATGAACCACTTACGCGACTCCGGTACGCGGTCGAACAGGTCGCCGAGTTGATCGATCTCGCAACCGATCATGTAGGCTTCGTGATCGACGTAGAGCCGGCGCCCATCGATGTAGCAGCGGACCAGCACGGACGGGTCGATGCTGAATCCCCAATCCGCGCCGAAGCGGAACACGGTTCCGGCCGGGGCATCGAATTCCTCGACGGCCCAGTTCCGAAACACGCGGGCCTCGGAATTGCGCACGTAGTCACCGAGCCAGACATGGGCGAACTTGTCGGGGTCGCGTGTGCGGTCGTAGTCGATTTCCACCCGCAGTTCGTCCGGCAGCCACGGGTTGTCCATATAGTTGGCCTGGACGACGATCGCGCCGGGCGGCGGCTTCTCGCCGCGCAGCAGGGCATCAACCGGGTCGCTGGCCTCGTTCGGGTTCCACGAAAACCAAAGCTCGGATCCCTGCTTGCGGATCGTCGGGCGCAGCAGGTCAAGCGACCGCTGCGACAGGCTTTGCGCCTCCTCGACCCACGCCACGTCGTAGCCTTCGAGCGACTTGATCGAGTCCGCCGTGTGGTTCTGCATGCCTTGGAACAGGATCATGCCGCCGTGCGGTGTCAGGATGCGGGCTTCCTGAACCTCGAACAGATGCCCGACGCCTAGCGCCTCTATCTTGAGTTCAAGCAGCTTCTTGACCGACTGCGCAAGCGACTTCTGGACCTCGCGGATACACACCGCGCTGGTCTTGCGCCGCACGCAGGTCGCAATCAGCAGCTCGGCAAAGAAATGGGACTTGCCAGATCCCCGCCCCCCGTGCGCCCCTTTGTAGCGCGCCGGTTCAAGCAGCGGGGCGAAGACTTCGGGGACGGTCAGGCTGAGGGTTTGACGACGTTCCACGCGACTTCTGTGATTTGCAGCGGGCCACCGTCTGCGCCGGTGACTTCTGTTTGCTGCTTGTCACCGTACTTCTTCGGCTTGAGCTTTGCGGCAATCCACTTTCTGGCATCAACCTGGAGCCGGCGATGCTCGATCATGTCGCCTTCAGTGGTTTCGACCTCGCCTTTTTCGTTGGTCTTGGTCTTGACGCCGACAACCGGGGTGTTTGCGATGTCAAGTATCTCGTCCGCCAGCGTGTCAGCTTGATCTTCCCTCGCGCGCGTGTAGTTGTCGCGGAACTCTTCATGCGCCTGAATCCACCGATAAACCGTCGATACGCTCGGCATGTCATCAGCCTTGCACATCCGGACAAGCGACTCACCCGATGCGAGTCGGGCGCATATCTCAATCGCCATATCTTCGGTGTAGTCGGACGGCCTGCCCAT